ACTTTTGCACCATCGGGTGCTGAACCAACTATCTATAATGCTAGATTAGTAGTAGATGACATTCAAATTCTGGGAAATACCATTTCTACAGAAGTATCAAACAGTGCTTTAGAACTACGAGCCAACGGTACAGGAATAATAGATATTTACGGCAACACCAACATCACAGGCAATCTTGATGTCACTGGAAATATCAACGCCACTGGAAATGTAACCATAGGCGGAAATATTGTCATTGGAGACAGTCTGTCTGATTCAGTAACCATTAATGCCAGTATTAACAGTGATCTAGTTCCTCAATTTGACAACACAGTAGATCTTGGATCTGGATCCTACCGCTGGAGAAATGTATACGTCAACAACCTGTACACCAGTGTGTTAAATATCACCATGTTAGATGTTGGTAATCTCATGTTCAGAGACAATGAAATTACCAGCACCACAGGACAAGATATCATCATTGACGGTAATGGAGCAGGTGGGGTAAGACTGGGCAATTTCCGCATAGTAGACAATGTCATAACCAATATCAGCACCAATGCAATTACTGAAATTGCGCAAACAGGCACAGGATATTTTAAAATTCAAGGTACAAATGGTTTTGTACCACCCGTAGGCAGTGATGGCGACAGACCAACTGCCTACGCAGTGTTAGGAATGACCAGATTTAACACTGATTCTGCTGCGTTAGAAATCTGGGACGGCGCAGATTGGGCATCGCCAGCAGGCTCAGCAGGCGCTGTTTCTGTAGCAGAAGCCAACGACATTGCTGCACAATTAGTGCTGACATTAGGATAACGATATGCCAACAGTATTTAAACACGCACTAGTAACTCAAATAGGCACTAATCCTACAGATGTAGTAGAGATTGGTGCAGGAGTTCGTGCAACAGTTATAGGCTGCAATCTAGCTAATGTCACAGATTATGACACAGTGGTAGTAGACATACAGGTAGTTGGCGCGGACACTACTGCTACCTACTATATCAAAGGTCTAGCCATTCCACCAAACACCAGTGTTAAAGTAATTACACAGGGTGAAAAATTAATTCTTCCATCAAATACGGAGCTGCGAATGACCAGTGATACTGCAGACAGTGTTGATGCCACAGTAAGTTACGTTGAGATATCATAAGGAATCATTATGCCAAGCACATATTATCTAGGAACAAGTCCGGACGAAGCACTAGGCGATAGTCCTCGATTCTGGTATGCTTTGCGCAGAAATTCTGACGGGGAATTATTTTTGCTACGTAGCGACCAACTCAGAGACAAAGATTCAATAGAATTAAATCTGCCAGGAGCACCTGGAGAAAACTTTGAGGATTTTGAACCTGGAGTTGATTATTTTGAAGGCATCGCTGCAGATCATGAAGTGGCATACGACAATCTGGTATATCCTCAATATCGTTGGGATAATCGAACCATTCTCTACTATGTAGACAGTGAAGGTAGATTGACACAAAGAATTAATCAAGGTTATACGTATCCTATAGGTACATCAAGTTAATACGGAATAAATTATGGCAGAATTTAGAATTAGTAGAATTAGATATACATGGCGCAATGCGTGGTCCGCTACCACGCTGTACAATCGTGACGATGTAATTAAATACGGTGGTAGTACATGGATATGTCAACGACAACACACAGCTTCTACATTTGCTGCTGATCAAGCATATCTAGCCAATCAAGGAGATTCGGCTGCATCACCTGCATGGTTAAAGATGACCGACGGCTATGCGTGGAGAGGAGCTTGGACAACAACACCAACTTTGTATAATCCTGGGGACCTTGCACTACACGGCGGTGTTATATATCTATGCGTTACAAGTCACACTTCTCAAGCTACATTTGATGCCAACATTGCAGACTGGACGATATATCTTTCTGCAGATAATTGGAGAACTGCATGGACCCCAGCCACTCGCTACGGTATAGGAGATATAGTAAGATACAACGGCATAGTCTATCGCTGCATAGTAGGACACACATCATCTAGCACTGCCCTTGGATTAGAAGTTGGAAACAACGATACTCAAGATGACAGCACCGGTGAACTGTGGCAGGTCTACTCCGAAGGCATTCAATATATAGATGGAGGTTGGACTGCTGGTGCAAGATATAGAGAAAACGATTTGGTAAAATACGGGGGCAGCATACTACGTTGTATTACCGGTCATGTTGCAGCATCAACGATAACAAATGCAAATTTTGTTACAGAATTTCCTGGTTTCAATTTTTATCAAAACTGGTCAAATTCTGTAAACTATGCTGTAGGCGATGTCGTTCGTCACGGCGGATATCTATATATTGCAACTACAAATAATTATCAGCGTAATCCTGCTGCAGATGATACCACTCAATGGACCGTATTAAGCAAGTCCATCAACTTTGCAGGCACATGGTCTGCAACTGAAAACTACAAGACTGGAGACCTTGTTCGAAGAGGCGGAAATTTATATACTGCTACTGCAGATACCACTAATGACGGCAGCAGTATTGATTATCTCGATGCCGGTAATTGGGAGATAGTAACCACAGGACAGGAATGGAGAGGAGATTGGACTGAAGCAGAATCATATGGTGTAAATGATCTTGTCATTTATCTAGGCAATACCTATAAATGTAATTTTGAGCACCTAGCCACAGATCAAAATTTCCCCGGTGATAACGGATCAGGATTTCTATACTGGGATTTAGTTTTGCAAGCAGGTACCACTGTCGGTATGAAGGCTAGTGGTGATCTGCTAACCTATGATCTTAGCAAATCACTGCAAGGTGACGGTAGCACATTTGGACCAGCAAGTGTGACTCTAGGCGAAAATGATGAATTGCTGATAGTCAACAATGAAAACAGCATAGAATACAATTTTTGGGGAGACCTTTCAAGAGTGCTATATGTCGGCCTAGATGGTGCAGACGACGACACAGATCCAAGACGTGGAACTCAATTTCTTCCTTATAGAACCATACGTTATGCTTGTGAACAAGCAGATGACGGGTTTGCAGGAGCCACAACCATTCGGGTTGCCGTGGGCGAGTTTGAAGAAATTACTCCAATTATTGTTCCAGCAAAAACTGTAGTGCTAGGAGCAGAACTTAGAAGCACCACAATTAAAGCAGCCGAGCCAATTCCAGAACTGGCTCTTGATAGCTCATATCATATTGCGGTATTAAATAGAATTTCAGCAATCATACAGGCTGTTGTAGCAGGAACTGCTATTAGTCCCGTAAAATCTGTAGGTAATATACTAGATCCTGTAATCGTAACTGAGGCAGTAACTGCTTCATTTAATCCGCCGCAGTACGATCAATCAGGTAATGAAATTTTTAACACATCGACCCAACCTCGACCAACTAGTGCAACAGCAGCAGCAAGTATACAGGCTAAAATTGCAAATATTATTTCTTATATTAATTTTTACATTAATTCAACAGGGACCAATCCCACAGTGGTTGGATCCAACACTGCGGTAACAGATGTTTTATACACAAATACTGTGCTACAATTAGAAGCTAACAAAGATTTTTTAGCTGCCGAAGCTGTGGCCTACACGCAAGCAATATATCCTTTATATGTATTCGATACCAGCCGATTGAGCTCTTATATACGTAGATATATTGATGCGTTTATATACGACATCATATATACCGGAAATTACAAAGCATTGTTGGAAGCTAGATATTATAGAAATTCTGTACTAGGATGCACTGAATCTGAAGATATGTTTTATGTGCGAAATTCCACAGGCATTAGAAACTGTACTTTAAAGGGACTTGAGTCGACACTTGATGAGCCTATTGGTGCTGCTACATATAGATTCCCCGCAGGTGGTGCCTATGTATCACTTGATCCAGGTTGGGGTCCAGCCGATAATCGTACTTGGATCACCACTCGTTCTCCTTATATTCAAGGTGTCACTACAATAGGCACAGGAGCTGTAGGTCAAAAAATTGACGGTGCATTGCATAATGGCGGTAATAAATCTATAGTCAGTAACGATTTCACACAGGTTATATCAGACGGTATTGGGGCTTGGGTATTAAATAACGGCAGAGCTGAGTTGGTATCGGTATTTTCATACTACGCACACATAGGTTATCTTGCAGAGAATGGTGGTATTATAAGAGCCACTAACGGCAACTGTTCATACGGCGATTTTGGTGCCATTGCAGACGGAGTAGATGCTACAGAAACTCCAACCACGGCATCAGTATATACTAGAGCTCAACAGGCTATTATAGCAGCAGCATTTGCCGGAGACTTTGTAGATGAAATACAGATCTTGGAATTTGAAAATTGTGGTAATAATTATACCACTACTACTGCAACCTTTGAAGGTGCAGGTATAAATGCTGCGGTGGTGTTTGACGATTTTCGTGATGACGCTGTGTTTGAAGCTAGATTATTAGATGCCAACGCCGGCACAGCACAAATAGCAACTGCCATTGGCGGCAGCGGATTTGTACAGGTACAGAATAATGCACAAACAGGTACAGCTACCACAATCACTATCGCTTCTAATGATTCAAATTCTATAACAGAATATCTTGGTATGCGGATAGTAATTACTAGTGGAGCAGGTACGGGACAGTATGGTTATATCACGGCCTACAACAATGCTACAAAAGTAGTTGAAGTTTATAGAGAATCAGATGATCAGCCAGGATGGGATCACGTGGTCCCGGGCAAACTGCCCACTGTACCATTGCTAACCAACACCACATACAGAATAGAGCCTAGAGTGATATTTTCTGCACCTGCATACGCTGCCACACAGATCACTGTGCCTGTGAATACTACTTGGTCAGAAATCATCTATGGAGAAACTACAGAAACATATAATAATGTAGCTGTTACTGAAGCAGGTACAGGAACTACTGTAGGAGTTGGTGTTGCTAATGCTACTTTTAATGTGGTAAAACAAGGCAGAGATTACACTATCACTATTAACAGTGGCGGTGCAGGATATGAGGTTGATCAACTGTTAACTATTCCTGGAACACTATTGGGAGGAGTAACACCAACTAATGATCTATTGATATTAGTTACAGATGTTAGTGACGACAGTACCAATTCAATATTGGCTGCACAACAAAAAACCTACGGCACAGGCGAAGACAACGAAGCAGCCAGCGGCAGATTCGTAGTAGTATCCACTGGAGGCAGTGCTGCTCTTTACAGTGAAGACGGCACTACTTGGACTGATTTTAATATGCCAACTTCGGGCAATTGGAAATGTCTAGCAGCAGGTAGAGTGACATATCCCTCATTAGGCAATTATATATTTGTAGCAATACGAACAGGTAGTTCAGTAGCAGCTAGTTCATTAGACGGAATTACATGGAGCACAAGATCAATGCCAGCATCAAGATCTTGGAATTCCTGCATCTATGGTGGTGGCCTATTCCTTGCCATAGCTACAGATTCCAGCTCTGCTGCCTACAGTCTAAACGGTACTAGCTGGAGTTCTACTACGTTGCTGGGCGATTCTTCTTTGACACAATGGGTTGACGCAGCCTATGGAAAAAATACGTATGTGGTTCTTACAAACAGCAACAACGCGGTATCAGTAGGATCTTATAATTCTGGCACAAACACGTGGAACTGGCAGTATCAAGTTATGGATGTGGTAGCAGATTCTAGTTCCAAGGACTGGGTCAGTATAGCCTACGGCAACGATAGATTTGTTGCAATATCCAGCACCGGCGATATCGCCTACAGCTTTAATAGCACGGATTGGCTGCCAGCCACAATGCCCAGTCAAGACGGATCCACTGCACATAATTGGAAGAAAATTCGTTATGCCCAGGGTGTGTTCTTTGCTATAGGAGATAGCGGTAGTAGAAACGTTGGTGGCGATATTACAACTGGACCATCAACCTATGCAGCACAATCTGCAGACGGTATTGTATGGACATCACGAACACTGGCATCTTCCAAAGAATGGGTATCAGTAGCATTTGGAAATCCTTATGTTGATGCTAGAGATTCTACCACAGGCAAATCTACTCCTATGTGGGTAGCCATAGACAATACCGAAATATTCAACAAAATACAGACAGGAGCTAGAGCGCTAGGCCGTGTGACACTAAGCAGCGGTATTATCACAAGCATAAAAATGTGGGATCCGGGATCTGGCTACACAGAAGGTCCTGCCTTGACATTAGTAGATCCCAACAACAGTGTAGATCCACTAGTAGAATGCAGAACTGGAGACGGAGTGCTTTCGCAACCTAGTTGGTTGAATAGAGGTCTTGGTTATAGAACTACTAGCACTATTGTTACTATTGACGGAGACGGGTATGCAGATGTAACACCCTTAGGTAAATTCTTTGTAATAAACGACCTAGATGATTATCCGGGTCCTGGTTCTAATTTAACTATTGGCAATTTGTCAGATTTTTATACCTTAGTAGCTATTGAGGAATTAGGTCTCACAGATAGAGGATTAGCTGCGAGAATACGAGTAAGTCCTGAAATTAAGGTTAGAGATAATTTACAGCATCTAACGCCTATAACAATTAGAACACAGTTCAGTCAGTGTCGCATCTCAGGACACGATTTCTTAGATATTGGCTCGGGCAACTTTGAAGAAACCAATTATCCAGAATTATATAATGGATTCTTTACTTCTTCACCAGAAAACGAAGTAGTGGAACTAAATCGTGGTAGAGTATTTTACACCTCATCAGATCAAAATGGTAACTTCCGAGCAGGAGAATTATTCGCGGTAGAACAGTCCACAGGTATTGTGACAATTTCAGCAGACTTTTTTGATCTTGGCGGATTAACTGAACTAAGATTAGGTGGCATACGTGTAGGTGGCACCGGAGCTGTGATTCGTGAATTTTCAACTGATCCACTGTTCATTGGAGATTCAAATAACATTGTTCCGACACAGCGAGCCATTAAAAGCTATCTAGCCGGCAGACTAAGTATTGGTGGATCAGAAATTGCAGTGGGTAGCTTTATAGCAGGAACTATATTAGTGGGACCTGATCGATTCAACAACGTTGCTGGATTAAGCATTATTGTGCCTGTAAGAGCAGAGTTTGATCTCGCAAGTTCAGGCATAAGCGGTAGCATGTTGGCACAGACTATGTTTTTTAGGTCGTTTAATGAGTAACATTATATACTAAATATAGAATACGGAGTAGAAAATGGCAGAATTTAAACTAGGTAGAATTAGATTTGTATGGAAAGGCAACTGGAGCGCCGCCACAGTTTATTACATAGATGATGTAATACGATATGGTGGCCGCACCTATATCTGCGCGGTAGGACATACCTCGGCCGCAGATTTCAACACAGATCTGGAATACAGTCCTACCAAATGGAACCAAATGAGCGACGGTCAGGCATGGACCGGAGATTGGACTGTTGGTACATTCTACAAACTCAACGATGTAGTCAAATACGGCGGATTATTATATATCTGTAATGATAGTCACACATCTGCGGCTACAGTCGCATTAGGTCTAGAATCTGATCAAGCCAAATGGACATTGTATGCTGAAGGATTTGATTGGAAGGATGCGTGGACAGTTAGTACACGATACAAAGTAAATGATCTAGTTAGATACGGTGGATATACCTATGTATGTAATACCTATCACACATCAGCTTCTACAGCCTCGTCAGGACTAGAAGCAGATCAAGCTAAATGGGACAGTTTCAACCAAGGTATTGAATACAAAGGAACCTGGGGCACTGTACCATCTACTAGATATAAACTCAATGATGTTGTAAAATACGGGCCAAGTCTTTGGATCTGTACCATACAACACACTGCTAATGCAGCATTCTTAACAGACAGCACCGCAGGTCGTTGGGCACAGTTCACTGAAGGTGCAGAATTTGAAAGCACATGGAATTCAGCCACACTGTATCAACCAGGAGATATAGTTGTCTACGGTGGTAATCAATACATAGCTAAAACTGAGCACACTGCGGCATCTGCAGCAGCTAACCCTGTAATTACAACTGCAGATTGGGATCTATTCACTGAAGGATTAAAATTTCAATCTGACTGGACAAACACAACAGCATACAAGATCGGTGAAGTTGTTAGACTAGGCGGCTATACCTATCTAGCCACAGCTAACTCACCTTCAACAGTAGTCACAGTCACAGCAGTTACCGCAAGCACAGACACCTTTACCATAGCCTCTACCACGGGCATTGCAGTAGGTATGACGGTGAGATTCACTGGCACAACATTTGGCAATGTGTTTACCACTGCTAGATATTTTGTAAAAACTGTAGCTGCAGGTAATATCACGGTCAGCACCACATCTGGCGGCACTACATTTAACATTACAGCTGATGCAGCTGGTACAATGACTGCCACAGTATCTGCAGAACCACCAAATGCATCATATTGGACTAGATTGAATTCTGGTATCAGTTGGCAAGGCTCCTGGACAGACGATGTAGATTATCTACAGGGCGATGCTGTGAGATTTGGGTCAAATGCCTATATCTGCTTGCTGGCACACAGATCAGAAGCAGATGACGGATCTACAGTAGGAGCAGCTGGCGGCGGCCAGGCTAATAGCCGTCCTGATCAAGATATCACAGGTACTTATTGGAGTCTTTTAACCGTTGGATCTGAGACTGATATTTTATCAGTTAGAGGAGATTTAGTTTATTACAGCGGTGCAGGCCCCACAAGATTACCTATAGGACGTGAAGGTCAGATCCTACGTTCCAACGGTGTAGAACCAGAATGGGTCACACTTGGTGAGGTTGATCATACTTATTTTGTAACACCAACAGGAACAGACCTACCTGCACCAATACACGGCAAGACCTGGGACAAACCATTCAAGACCATACGTTATGCTTGTGAACAGGTCGAACATGGTCCTAGAAATCCCGATGCTACATATCTACTAGAATTAAATCGCGTGTTTATACAGCGTGAAACAATTGAATTTATCATTAATCAAGATACTAACAACATTGCACCTTATAACACAGCAACAATTTATGACGATTTTAAATATGAAACGAAAATTGGATTTTTTGTTGATGCTTTGATCTATGATCTTAGACACGGCGGAAATATCAAATCACGCGGTGTGGCAAATGATCTATTGGGCGGGCTAACTGAAACTGAAATTAATCCATACTATGTTCTTAGTTCAGAATTTTCAGAAAATATCGCAGCCTATAATTATGCATTGAATGTAGTCGAGGATGTGTTAGCACAGACAGCACCGACAGTGAACTATCAGACCTTAAACGGTGACAATTCAACTGCTACAGTAGCCCAGTATTTTAATGCTGATCTCACAGCAGAATCGGGAGCTTATACCACAGCAGCAGCTTTGACTGCTGTAATCACTGATGCCATCACTGCTAGAGCAGCAGCGGTCACAGCACCTGAGATAGCAGCTGCTATAGCTAGTGTGCCGGCTCGTATAAGTCCTAACAATCTCATCAGCATATCTACTGGTCAATATAGAGAAACACTGCCAATTATTGTTCCAGAACAGACCTGTGTACTTGGAGACGAATTAAGATCGACCAACGCAGGGCCAGCAGGTAGTCAGACCAACAGATCCGATGCAGGCTATAGTGTAGGCGCATTAACTAGATTACAAACAGTGGTTGACGAAATAGTTAGAGGAACCAACGTCACAGAAAGCTCAGGTAACACTGCTGTGCAAAATATAGCGTTTCCATATGCCAGCACAGACGAAGCAGCCGATGCTGCGCAGTTGGTTAGAGTCATGCAACATCAGATTGATTTCAAGATCAGCTCTACGTTTATGGAAAGTTCTGCAAACCCCACAGGATATAATACCACATTCCTATCGGGATTCGGCGATGCAAGAACACTGCTGCGTGAAAACAAAGAATTTATCAAAGAAGAAATTACTGCGTATTTGACAGTAAATTTCCCCTTAGTGAAATATAGTAAAACCAAATGCAAACGTGATGTAGCATTTATCGTTGATGCCATGGGATATGATTTGACTTATGGAGGAACTTGGGCCACTCTAGTAGCTGGCACAGCGTATTTTGACGGAGATAACAGCACAGTATTGCAGATTGACAGCACAGAAATTGCCGCTACAGTATCTGCCTACGGTAGATTAAAGACTGTAGTACAACAAATAATCGCCAATAGCACAGTCACAAAATCCACAGGCAACACTGCTACTCAATGGACAGACAGCACAAACTTGGCAGGTGGCTCAGCTGCCAATGCCACAGTAGGTGCCTTGGTAGATATCATCACCAATATTATACAAGGCGATTCTACTGAGTCTACAACTCCGCAGATCAATGTGACCATCATTGCAGGTACAAATACATTTACCTCTACCGCTCACGGATTAGCAGTAGGTGATGCAGTGGTTCCAAGAATCACTGCTAACGGACTGGTCAACGGTACAAAATATTGGGTAGTAACAGTCGCTACTGCTAACACATTCCAACTTGCGGCCACATATGGTGGTACAGTATTGGCTTCGTTCAGTAACGGGTCCGGGCTTGACATTGATTTAGAAATCATAGATTACCCCACAGCTACTGATGCAGTGACATCAACCACTGCACTGATCGCAGCTGCCGTGGCTTTAGATCTAGCACAAGAAACCATAGTCACTGCAGGCACTGCTTATATCACGGCTAACTACCCAACACTGGTCTATAACTCTGCAAAATGTGAGCGAGACACAAGATTGATTCTTGAAGCTGTGATGTTTGACTTCATGTTCAACAGCAACTTTAAAACTAGAGAAGCTGCATTTTCATATCTACGGGCCAGCGCCAGCGATGTGTATTCACTAAATCAGAAAGCAGCTACTCGTGCAGCATTTACCTATGTTAAGGGATTAGCCAAGGCCAACGTGGGTGGTAATGCAACCGCCCAGGCTCGTATTGAAACATTGATGACTACACTAGATGATATAGTCTACGGTGCTACCAACGAAGGTAGCCGCTGTGCATCAGAGAATAGAATGGTTGATTATGCAGTTCTACAGCTTGAAAGGAATAGAGATTATATAGTGTCGGAACTTGATGCATACATTTATGCAACTAACACAACCACAGTTACATCAGCCACAGCAGCCACAGATGTGCTTACCTGTAGTAGCACTAGTTGGATGCAACGTAATGCAGCAGTGAGATTTTCAGGTACTGTATTTGGCACCGGTATAGATACCGCGACAACATATTACATACAAAATGTGGTTAGCTCCACAACATTTAAGATTGCCACAACTAGAGATTCAAACACAGCATTAGATATTTTATCTAATGCTTCGGGATCTATGACCGTGCGTCTATACTACGAAATTGGTAGTTGTAATCGTGACGTCAACGCCTATATTGATGCATTGAAATACGATTTAAAATATCCAGGTAACTACAAATCAAGATACGCTGCTAGATACTATAGTAACAGTGTGATAGGCAGTCTAGAAGAAGACATGTACTATTTACGTGATGGTACTGGTGTGAGAGATATGACACTCGAAGGCCTCACCGGCGATCTATTAGCTGCAAATGAATACGGCACATCTAGAGTAAGTGCAGGAGCATACGCATCGTTGGATCCGGGCTGGGGCCCAGACGATTATCGTACCTGGATCAATACTCGTTCGCCATATGTGCAAGGTGTTACTACAATAGGTACAGCTTGCATTGGTCAAAAAATCGATGGTTCTTTACACAATGGCGGCAATGATTCTATAGTTAGTAATGACTTCACACAGGTCGTATCAGACGGTATTGGTGCTTGGATCACCAACAACGGTCGTGCTGAATTGGTATCGGTATTTTCATACTACGCACACATTGGTTATCTTGCAGAAAACGGTGGTAGAATCCGTGGTACCAACGGCAACTGTTCATACGGCGATTTTGGTGCTGTAGCTGAAGGATTTGATGCCAACGAGACTCCGGGAACAGCCATAGTAGATAATAGATTGCAATTTGTAGCAGTTATTGATCGTATAGTCACAGACGGATCAGCACTCACGCAGTTTGAGTTTGCCAATGCCGGTATAGACTATACTGAAGTATCATATGTAATCACAGGTGGCGGCATCAGCGGCTCAGTAGAGCAAGACGAATTCCGTGACGATGCTGTGTATGAAGTACGTATGTTGGATCTAGTTGAGGACAGTACCAATGCTGAGGAAGCTGTAGGTAATTTTGGTGGATTTGGATACATAACTAATTCCAACACCTGTCAAGGCGGCACATCAACTGCTGTTACCATTGCTGCCACAGATTCAGAGTCTAGCACTGCCTACATAGGTATGAAGATTGTGTTAACAGGTGGCTCAGGAGTCGGACAGTTTGGTATCATCGACACATACAACTCAGGTACCAAAGTGGCAGGTGTGATCAAAGAGTCGGACGGTACCGCAGGATTTGATCATATGATTGCTGGAACAACTATTACAGCACCAGATGCTTCAAGTACCTACATTATTGAACCTCGAGTAACATTCACAGCACCTAGTTACACCAGCACAGCAGCCACACTGCCAACTTCAGGTGTATGGTCAGCTGTGAAATACGGCGAAACTGCTGCTGTGTATACTTCAGTCACAGGCACTTATGCAGGCACAGGAGTTGGTGCATCATTCACAGTGATACGTAATGGATGGAAATATATCCCATCTGTTCAAAGTGCCGGTACAGGGTATGTTAGACTACAAACCATAACTATACTAGGCACTAGCCTAGGAGGAGTAACAACCGCCAATGATCTAGTTATCACAATAACCGCAGTGAATTCTATCACAGGTGCTATCCTAGACTTTGACCACAGCGGCTACGGCATTGGCGGTAGATATGTGGCCCTTAGAAGTGGAAGCACGGTGGGCGCAACATCTGAAAACGGAACATCATGGACCACAAGAGCCAGCTTGATGCCTAGCGGAGCATCATGGTCTGCAGTCTCTAGTGGATTATTTGATGACAATTCTTCTGTAGGCAAAGTAAGCAAATTCGTGGCAGTGGCAGGCACCTCAGCCAATACAACAGCCGCATATTCTGAGGACGGTATAACTTGGGCTGCGACCAGCATGGTGACATCTGCTACATGGGTTGATGTAGTGTTTGGTACACAAAAATTTGTGGCTATCAGCAGCGATGTGACCACAGTGCGAATTAGCGGCGACGGTGAGAATTGGGATCAAACAGGCACACTGACCACAACTGGATTCACAGCAATTGCCTACGGTAAAAACAGATTTGTGGCTATCAAAAGTGGAACTAGCGTGTCTAATTATGCAACGTCAACCACAGTCACAGGCACATGGACTGCAGGCGCATTGCCTAGCAGCTCATTATGGAACAGTATTGCCTACGGTAATAATAGATTTGTAGCAGTATCAAGCACCAGCGGCACAATTGCAGCCTATAGTTTAGATGGCATCACATGGGTAGCCAGCACATTACCTGCCACAGCAGTTTGGACCAAAGTTACCTACGGCCAAGGAGTGTTCCTTGCTGTGAGTACAACTACAGCAGCAGCTACATCGCCAGATGGCGTTACATGGACCACGAGAACTACATCTACAGCGGCATCTGGCTTCTCAGCGATCACGTTTGGTAACAGAGATAGATACGGCTTGTTTGTGGGGGTTGGTGGCAGCACAGGTGATGTGGCAACTTATATTAGAACCGGAGCCACAACTAAAGGTAGAGCCAAGGTAGCAGCTGACAAACTGTTTCAAGTAAACATCACAGAACCTGGTTCTGGTTACGCCACTGAACCGTCTATTACATTCACGGATCCTAACAACACGTTCGAAGCTCCTGTGACTGTGAGACGAGGATCTGGAGTATTGGCCAATCCGTCTTTCATTAATAGAGGTTCATCTTATGTAACCAGTAGCGGTGAAGTGGATGAGGGCGACGGTTACGCCAATGTATTCCAACCGGGATCTTTCGTAGCAGTAAGACAGATAACCGAGCAGCCAACACCAGGATCTAATGTGGTGTTTGGACATCTACCAGATCGTACATTTAAACTGGTAAATGTGATCACATTCTTGGGCACCAACGATGGTGCTTACACAGCGTTCCTACAGATCAGCCCTACATTGACCATAGGTGAAGCACCCGAAGATGCTGTAACAGTAACTACTAGACTACGTTATAGCCAGTGTCGATTGACTGGACATGACTTCTTGGATATAGGTACTGGTAGTTTCATAGAGACTAATTATCCCAACACTCCGTTACAACCGACTATCCCAGCCAATGAAGCAGCGGAGGCAAACGGCGGTCGTGTATTCTTTACATCTACAGACCAAGACGGTAATTTCCGAGTTGGTGATTTGTTTTCAGTTGAACAGTCAACAGGTATTGCTACATTAAATGCTGATGCATTCAATATTAGTGGATTGCAAGAACTTAATTTGGGAAATGTAACACTAGGCGGTGGATCTGCTACGATCACTGAATTTTCAACAGATCCGTTCTTTACTGCAGATTCAGACAATCTTGTGCCCACTCAACGTGCGATCAAGGCATACATTGCCAGCCAGATTGGTGGTGGTGGTGCTAGTTTGAACGTAAACTCTGTGACTGCAGGAACAGTGTTTTTAAGCTCAAACATTATAACCACCACTACAGGAGGTGCTATAAAGATGAATGCAACCTTTGATTTCAGAGGCGGAGTAATTGGCCTTCCTTTGGCATTCAATTACTTTTTAAACTAAATATATACATGGAGAATAAATTATGGCAACAGGAAGACTAGGAGTAGCGGATTTATCAGCAGCTACCAATACCACGCTTTATACCGTGCCCGCTAGCACATTTTCGGTAGTGACGGTCAGCATCTTAAATAGGGGCGCAACAGCTGCAACTATTAGATTAGCAGTTGCATCATCAGCAACGCCGGCAGATTCTGAATATCTTGAATATGATACTTCATTATCCGCTAAAGGAGTGTTAGAGCGTACAGGAATCGTAATAGATGCAGGTAAATTATTAGTGATCCGATCAAGCGCAACAAGTGTAAATGCTGTAGTTTACGGTATTGAAACATCAACAGCTTAATAAAAGGATAAGATCATGGCAAGAAAAATCACAGGCGGTACGACCGGTGAAGCAAGTGTAGGAGCACTACAGATAGCCCCCACTGCCGTTTTGACCGCGGCATCCGATCAAAATATTACACTAAGTCCTGTTGGAACAGCATCTGTAGTAATTACAAATAACTTAATTTTAAATGCTCAAAACGATTTGAGATTTGCTGATGCTGATAGTTCAAATTATGTAGCATTTCAAGGTGCCAGCGTTATTGGCTCAAATGTCACATGGACTTTGCCTTCAGCAGACGGCTCAGCAAATCAAGCTATAGTAACGAATGCCAGTGGTGTGCTGAGTTTTGCCACACCTGGACCACCTATAACAGATAATAATTCAGATTCGGGAACAAATTACATATCTTTTACCACGTTAAGTAGCGGCACGTTAACAGCCACAAGAGTGGCCACTACTACTAGAGCTTTAACATATCAGCCTAGCACTGGAACACTGAGTTCTACAATCGGTGAGCATACAGTTGTACAAGGTGGTACCGGATCTGGAACTAACTTAGTATTGAGATCAACTACCAACGCTACAAAAGGCCAGGTATACGTTGACGAAACTACAGCAGCATCAAGTACTACTACCGGAGCATTGAGAGTAGGCGGAGGCATGGGAGTAGCAGGAACTGGGTATTTCGCCGGTGTTAATACCACAGACCTAACAGCATCGGGTACTATTACCTTTACAGGACCTGTTAGGGTACAAGAACTAGTTGAAGATATGGTCGATGTTGCACATTCCAGTAATGTCGTAGCTCTAGATTATTCAGCTGGCAACATCTTTTTCTTAAGTAATACACCTGGCGCTAGTATGACTGTTAACATATCTAACGTTCCTACTACAGACGGTAGAATATTTTCTATGAATTTATTCGTTACACAAGGCTCTACTGGCTATAATCCTACTGTCGTTACTATTAACGGAGGGGGAGCTACATTGAAATGGCCAGGAGGTACTGTGCCAACTCCGACAAGTAGTTCCGGTAAAATTGATGTGTATACATTTACTATTCTTAGAAGAGCAAGTGGATTCACACTATTAGGCGCCCAATCAGCAAACTTTTAATTGAATTAGGAAAAACATATGCCATTTATAAATTCAGTAAGAGGATCGTTTGGACCGCAATCAGGCAAGGGTAGGGTTGCCCTCAACCCATTACTAATCACAGGCGGAACTGTTACCTTAGCCGGCGGCTATAGAATACACACATTTACTTCAGGAACAGATACATTTAGCACCACAACCTACGGAGCACCAATCAGTGTAGAATATCTAGTAGTTGCTGGCGGCGGCTCCGGCGGCTCTGAAAGAAATGATGGCGGCAGTGGTGGTGGCGGAGGTGGTGGCGGCATGAGAACAGGTTCACTTACTTTTCCGACCGGTAACGGTCCTGTAACCGTAGGTAATGGCGGCCCTGGAGTATCTTCAAATACTGCCGGCGGCCCAAATCCATCGAGTAGTGGAGGAAACAACGGTAGTGATTCGGTGTTTTCAACTATTACTTCTATTGGTGGCGGAAAAGGTGCCTATTATACTGGTGCTGGCGGGCCTGGGGGCAGCGGTGGCGGCGCTGGTACTAACACTCCGGGACAACAAGGCAGCGGCACACCCGGTCAAGGCAATCCTGGCGGTCCCGGTAATGGCGGCACCTCCAGTGGACTAGCAGGAGGTGGAGGCGGTGCCGGATCAGCTGGCCAAGGCCCAAGTGGTATCAATGGCGGCAGCGGACTAGTGTGGCCAGGAACAGGAACTACCTATGCAGGAGGTGGTGGTGGTGGTGCAGGCCCCAGAAATACGTCTGGCGGTGCAGGCTCAAACGGCGGCAGTGGTGGACCTGGCGGCGGTCAACCTGGCACTCCTCCCTCAACTCCAAGAAACGGCGCAAACGGCACAGATGGCCTAGGTGGTGGCAGTGGCGGCATGAGCGGATCTGGCGGTTCAGGATCTGGTGTTACTGGCACCGGCGGTCGTGGTATTGTAATTGTAAGATATTTGTTATGATATGCCATTATTCAAAACAACATTAAACATATTAAAAATTGTTGACGCTGACGAATTACACAATCGCAATTGGATGGATTCAAATAAACTACAACTACCCCCGGGTGGCCCAAACGATCCTAAATTAAAATGGGATTATTCTAGAGAAATGGTAATAGAAGATGTTGATATTTGGGAAATTCTATATGAAGCATCTGGCGGCATTGGAGTATATGCAGCCTGGCTTCCATATGCAGAATTTTATATGATTACTACTGGATGGATACCTAACACTGTTAATGATCGCGTGATAGAAACGTATTATGGCCCAATGTCTCAAAAAAAAGCATATGCACGAGCAACAGCGTTGGGAATACCCTTGTCAGTTAAGACAGTATGGATAGACGATGATGACATATGGTTACATACTCAACCAACTGAGTTAAACAACAGTAAAACTATTATACTGCCTTAAGCTGTTTTTTCAAAATAATTTAAATTTAAAACGCACCTAATTTTTTCGTCAGTGCATGAAGTCCCAGTATGCAATACATCTGAGTTGAATACCACCAACCGATTTTCCACCGACTCGATTTGTTGACCATTTTCAAATTCTGTATACCCGTTGTTTGTATTAACATAATATATTGCAGTCTTTCCAATAAACGACGGCTCGTCAACATGAAAATCGTAGGCGATTATTGAAGATGTTAACGGAGTTAAGTTAGCCTTAATCCTAACTATAGCTGCAGGATTGATAACCGTGATAAGTGGTATTATAACCTTTAACCAATCACTAGAACCTGCATAATTATGATAAAAAGTGTGTGTAAATTGATAGTTATATTTTTCTGGAACCACAGAATTTTTAAAAACTTTTGAACTGTTGAGATACCAAGGAAAATCAGCACCTAGCAGAGCATTCTTAAGTGTTAAAAAATTTTCTCGATCTAAACAATTGTCAATTATCTTATACATGAATATTAGCAGTATGCAACAATACATTTCCAGAAAGTGAGATTCTAGTTTCATCCGAAGTATAAAACGGATAAACACAATGAAGCATTTTAGCAGGGAACATGATGATAGTTCCTTCCCATGTCTTATCAAGATACAATCTATCTATCAACGAGTTGCCCAGCATAGATGAATATGATAATTCAAAGCAGCCTGCATATTGACTAACTCCTTGCCTACTGTGTTCTTTTTTTAAATCATATGGGATGTTAATCCAACAACTATATCCAAGTATGCCATCGTGAAAATGATTTGGAATAAATTCATATTTCTTTTGAAGATTAAACCAAGGTTGACCTAAAAAAAATGGAACGTCATTGGTTAATACAGTATTATGTTTTTGGTATCTAGGAAACTTATTAAAGTATCCGCTGATTAATGTTGCAATGTAAGAATTCCATTCAGCTAAATTATCTTTTAATGCTACTGTAAATGGAACGCCGTTGCCGTTTATTTCAGTATGATATTCAACTAGATGATCGTTGTTTTTAATTTCTGATTGAATTTTTGAAAATAACTCTGCAGGAACTTTATCTTTAATGTATCCGTAGTTTTCTAAAGTAACAGCTTCCATTTAGTTTATCCTAAAGTTCATTGAAACACTAATACGATCTTCTGCGCTACGGTTCTTCTCAACCATGTGTAACAAGTTTGATCTAAAGATTATCAATTCTGAATTAGCCGGAATATAGAAGCAAGTTTTGAAATTAGCAGGAACTTTCAGATTAGCAGGAATTGGGTACATATCAAACATTGATTCAAAACTTTTAAACACTATGTTACCACTAGTCGGACCAGCTTGTACATAGTAGACAGCACTAAAATGGCTGTCAGCATGTTGATGATATTCTTGATAGTTTCCTGGTTCAGAAATGTTGAACCAATAATTCGAACAAATTAAACTACCTCTTTCTGCTCCAAATTCCTTTGCGAATTTTGCCACATGTCCGGTAACTACATTTATAAGATTTGTTAATTCTTGATCATGCACTTGATCTATTGAATGATTGTAGTCTAGTGTGTTAAATGTGTCGCATCGCCATTCACTTTTTAAATCATCGCCTTTATTTTTTAGAATATAAGCACTGTCTTTTAATATTTGATTATTGACAGACTCGGCTAGATCAATATTATAAATCAGGGTAGGAAACCATAAATCAATAGTCATTTTGTATATGTAATATAACTTTTATTAACAGTTTTCTTTATAAGATCTTCTCGCATTATCCCAATCTGAGGTCGAGTGTCAAATTTATATTGTTTATGCGGTCCGTTAACATTAACATAGTGAAAAAAGCCCTGTACGTGCCACGCATTTTCGTCACGGTTTTTAAATTCACTTCGCCAATGATTTAACTCGCATCCTCGATAGATAGCCATATCTCCTGGCTCTAAAACAATAGGGGTCTCCTCAATAAAAAGAGGCCATTGATAAGTTTCATTGTCATAGCTATAATTAAAACATAGTGTTACTGAAATTTCACATGATGGCCTATCAATATGCGGTTTTAAAATGTTACCAGTCCTGTAAACTCTGTAATATGAATAAGTTGGATACAATTCAAAACCGGTATTTTCTTCCACTATTTTTTGTAAATTTAACATCATGGTTTCCATAGCGGGGTCTGCATATTTAGAGTGAGCAACCGGCACCTGCCAATCGTCTTTACCAGCTTCTCTGTCGTCAAAATCTTGCTGTTCGTCAAACAATGCATATTGCGTAACAAAGTCTCTTAGCTCTTCGGATATTGCAGATTTCACAATACAATAGCCATGCTTGTTAAAGTTTTTTAAATTATCCATAGTTTATTTTTAAAAAGGTTGATCTCGTATCCACGTTACTAATGCATATTTTGTTCCCGATGTTACTGGGTGTGCTATATGAGCATAGGCGTAGTTAGAGGGGAATAATATTAGCATACCGGCCTCAGGTTTAATTTTTACATCAAAATGCGGAAAGGCAAGTTCTCCTCCCTCGTAGTTATCGTTTAAGTACACAACTGCAGAAATTGCTCTTTGAATTATTGTACCACCGTCGTAATGTTTTTTGTATTCTTGATTTTTACTGTACTTTAACAATGAATACCCTTCGTGGTACAATGGTTCTTGAATTCCGTACCTAACACTATATGGATGTATAGCAGCCAATAATAATGTATAAAATTGATTATGTATATTTTGAAGTAGTAAATTATTAGTAATGTTTGCTAATTGGCTGACATTCATAATATTATTAGTTCTAGCATCTTGAAAAACACCGTGTCCAATAGTTTCTGCCCTAGACCATTGAGCACCTGAATCAGGAGTTAAACATTCTTTCTCTACTCTCAAAATAGTATCTTTTGTATCAGGCCAGACATTTTCAAAAATATCTATACATCCTGCTACAGTTGCATCTGGAGTTAGTTCGCCGGGAAAAAACCCGTTAATGTTAAGCGCCATGTTAAAGTCCTAAAATTTGTATTTTTATATTTATTTAGGCTACATTTTACTATTTTTATTTCTGATACGGTATTTTTAAATATTTAGAATTTCTAGCATTGGCTCGTTATTACTAATTTAGACTTTTTAATTTGCTGTCTAGTTTTTTTCTTAGAGTTAAGATATTCTGTTTAATGTCCGTGCCCATTGACGGCATCTGTTTGGTGTAGATCATTTCCATGTGCATGGTGTCTAATTTTTTTATTTCTGAAATCAGTTTGTTCAGCAGTTGATGAGACTCTTGTTTGGCCGCACCATCTGGCATGGTAGCTATCATTGATTCGTATCTTTCACAGTCTTTGATAAATCTAGTAGATTTTTGCAGTATGCTTGACATTTTCTAACTCCAATATGGTTTCAATTTTTGTACGAATTATAGTATTACTCAGTGTGTTTTTTAAACCGGTGTGCAATTGTTTAGGCAAATGATTCAATGCAGCCCAACTTATAGTAGCAGCTGATGTTGTGAGAAATTCATCATCAACTAGACAGATATATGTGCCATATTCAAATCCACGATCTTCACTGAGATACAATTCTATGGGTAAAATTTTACCCACTGAGAAATTATTTAACAACAGTTCGGCATCTTCTAATAGACTGCTGTTTCTTACAAATGTAGGCACAGTCCATTTGGCATCTTCTAAAATAAGAAGAATTCTCTTGGTGTTTTTGCTTAGAAATAATAGACCGGCACGTTGTTGCATCTAAATACTTATCAAGCGTTTAAATCAAATCTCCAATATCCGGCAGCGTATTCGCCTTCAAACGAACGCAACCATTGTGTGCCATCCCACTTGTATTGTACACCTGTGGTCAAATTGGTAAAATATTGAATAGTTGTCACTGTGCCGGGGTCAAACATTTCTTGCCATGCAGTACCGGTCCATTCTATTATGGAATTGGCCTTGATCACTGTGTCGTTGCCTATCAGATCTTTCCAAGCATCTGGACCATCATATGCAGTTGAACCAGAATCAAAGTTGTTCCAGCCGGCGCCATCCACGTGCTGTCCTACATTAGTACTAGTATTGACATCATCTAATACTAGATATCTTGTGCCCACAGGTATGGCAGCAATAGTTCCAAATTTTTCAATAGGACTAAACTTGTAGGGATCAACGATAGCAGTCACCGGCGATACTGTGTTGGTAGGTACGGTGTCCATATCAAGATCTATCACCAGATATGAGGGATCGATTTCATTTACTGTGAATGTACCTGTGACTTCATAACCGCTGGGCTGTGTAAAATGTATTCTACTGGTACCTGTATACCCACCGTGAAGTGCCAATACCTTGTACCAATTCAATCTTTCTTGATTGCCTTTGTAAGGAGTAGCATCTAGTCCCAGGGCTAATACTGCTTCATAGACATTTAACACAGTGAGATCATAGAATCCGGTGGCCTGGTTCACTATAAACAATACCCCAAATCTATCCACAGTATTTTGTACCTGAGTAGTTGCACTTGCACTGTCACCGTTAAATATGAGATCTTCTAGATCCAACAGTTGACCTGATTCTCCAAAAACATTCATGATGATGTTTTTAATGATGCCCATTTTCTTGACCTTGGCGGGCGGACTTATCCAGATAGGAGTTTGAAAATCCAAAGTACAGATATCAATATCACTTTCTGTGCCTTGCGGAATAGTTCTTGAACTGAAATTTATGCTGCTGAGATCTACCACGCTGATACTGGTCCAGTCAACATAGTTGTCGGTGGTCTGAATTTCAAGACTGGGATTAAACAA